GTATTACTTGTAATTACCTTCTGTAAAGATACATATGCTTTCTGTTCTGATGTCATAGACTCTTCGATTGTTGTTAAATTTAAAGTCTCACTTGCTTTATCGTAAAATCTTGCTTTTCCTTTCACGGCTTGTGTTACTGTTTGTGTTTCAATATTAGAAACCATTTCAAAACCGAAATTAACTGCTGATTTAGAGTAGAATTTATTCATACCCTTTACAGTAGCGTTTATTGAGTCAGGAACTATATGTCCTAGTAGTTTAATAGTAAAGGTAGTCTTAACTGTACGGTCAGATCCTGCAGCTAGCTCAGTAGTCTGTGCATAACTGTCAATCATAGCTCTAAAACTGAACCTTTCTGGGTCTCCCCAGTAGGAATCTGATGCAAAGTTAATAGCTTCTACTAGTTTATTCATTTGTTCTACGTAATCTGTAAATATTATACAAGAGTACGTTATATCTACGAAGTCTGGCATAACAACGGCGTAGAATTCTTTTACTTCATCTCTATTATTTAATAAACTGAAGCGGTCATACATGTTTTTCTTAGAAAACCTCTTTTCAAAGATACCATAGTTAAGTGGATTGTTAGCATCTAACTTGTTTCCATAGCTTCTATTCTTTTCTACAGAGTCTCTCTTAAACATTATAAGGGGAGCTTGTATTTTACCGTTTTTATCTCTATAGAATCCGTCTTTCTGTACGGCAGCCCATCGTTCTGGTGAGCCATATAGTAAAGGTACTTCTTTTTTTATACCATTCTGTAATACTGTAGGTCTAATTACCTTAGTAAAGTAGTAAAATATAGTCTCATCTATGTCTTTTAGACCTAAAGAGAACTGTTTTACATCATCGTTCTTTACAGTCTTTTGTAATTCTCTTCTTTTATTATCAATAGATGGGGACTTACCTGTATTCAGTAATGGATCCACAAAACTTTGTGCAATCTCTAACTGTGTTTTAGGTATTGGTTTATTCTTAGACATCTATTATATAGTTACTTGTGTTATTCCTACCTTTTCTGCTCTTGTTAAGTGACATTTCACTATAATAGATACTGAGCTTCCGAATCTAGATCCGTATTCTGTAAAATTATAGCTACTATCTCTACCTAAGAATAGTTGATTCTCTACAACTGTGTCTACTTCGTAGTAGTTTTCATGCCAAAGTAATACATCTCCTACTTCTGGTACTATATTTGTATCTACTAAGTCTTGTCTTATAAAAGCAAATGAAGCTTCTCTTGTTAAATCTGGTCCAAAATCATCATCTGTTATTACTTGATCACCTCTAGTAATGAAACAGTTTAATTTTATTGCATTCCAGAAGGATTTTTCAAGGGCTTCACCGTATAAGTTAGCTTCTGTATCTTCTACACTGAATTTATAGTACAAGATCTCTTGCTCAATGATATCTTTGAGTAATTCTCTACCTATATTAGTGAGTAGTCCAAAGTCTCTTGTACTTCCAAATATCATTTTACCTCAATTGTTTTAGGTGCGAACTCAAACTTTGAGATTTGAGGGATTTTTTTCAGTGAAACTTGTTTTAATTTAGCAAATGCTGCTTCTGCTTGTTGTTTAGTAATAATTTTCATCTTCATTACAGCAGTATTATTAGCATCATTATGAGATACCTGTGTTACAGTAATAACCCCTGGTAAAGCTCTCATTAATTCACCTGTTTCCTGTATAGTAACATCTGGAGATATAGTAATTCTTACTAATCCCTGGTATGTATTATACTCTTCTTCAGTTAATATTTGAAGTAACTTTATCATCCTATGTAAATTAACATTGGAACACCTTGTAAGGTATCGTTTAAAAATTTAGCTTCACTTGCTTTTGCTTCTAATAAGGATGTCATATTAGTTGAAGCTAAGTTAGCCCTAAGCCCTTCTATTAACGCTGCTTTTTCTGTTCTAGCATCCTGTAATAAATCTGCTTGATTCAAAGTAGCTTCAGAACCAGGTACTGGAAGTGAAGTATACTTACCTCTAATGTAAGCTAGCATTTCTTTTGCTACTGCTGCAGCGTAGTTATATACCCAAGCTTTTGCTGGAGCATTAAAATCAGAATATACCGGGTTTGAATACGGTACGTTAGATATGTTAGTAATTATATTATTTGAGTTCGTGGAACCACCATAAGCTGATCCAGCAGAACCTCCACCTAACATTACGCCGTCGTCAATATATCTTTTATCTGAATTTTTATAGTATTCAAAAAATAATTTACCACCGTTCTTTGGAACTGGGAATAATTTTAACTGGTTACCTACTACTTCAAAAGAATAAGCCGAACGTCTTACTTGGTCGTTAAATTCAATTGCTTGAACTTTTAACATATCGAAAGATGTCGGCATTAGTAGGAAGTTTACACCTGGACTATAAGATCCAAAGTCAAAAGCATCCATCAACGACTGTATACCGGTACCAGTACCTGCATAAGGGTCAAAGTATCTTAATATAGCAGGAGGTGCTTCGTAGAATATTTTTCTAATTTCAATTCCACCTGTTATACCTTGTTGTGTTGCCCATAAGTTCAAGTCGTAAGTCTGTTGATCTGGTACTGTATCTAATGAACCAGAGTATTTTCTAACTGTACCTCCTACTCCAGCTTCTGTTCCGTAGTTCTTACTAATTTCGATCATTCTATTTAAAGAAGGTCGAACTAAAGTAGCATTTAAGTTTATAGCTGAGTTACCTCCTTGTACTGAAAGGAAGTTTTGTTGTATTTGCTGTTGGTATAATTCGTTACCGTACTGAGTAACTGCTTCTTCGAATGCTGTATAGAAAGAACCAGATGTTAATTCAACATCCATTAAAGGCCATCCTAACTTTATAGCACAGTATTTTGCTACCTTATCAGCTTCTGCGATAAACTCAGCATCTGTGTCATAAAATCCAAACGGCGTCTGCCCTGCTGCAAACTGTGATGAACCGTTCCATATCTGTATATTAGCCATTCTTCTTTATTTTATTAATAAATAGTAACTAACTCTAGTCCCTAAAGGTTTCATATACCTTTAAGACTGGTGATACTATTTCGTGTCTGTGGTTCTTTTCTAGATTAACAATTCTAAACCCAGGTACCTGCTCTTCAACTCTTGTTAAGAAAGAGAATCCAGTTTCTTTTCTAGAATGTAAATCTATCTGTGCCATGTCTCCGCAAATTACCATTTTACTTCCTTTACCTAAACGTCCAATTACGGCTTCCATTTGAGAATGAGTTACGTTCTGGGCTTCGTCAACAATAACGAAAGCATCTACAAAAGTCCTTCCCCTCATAAATGCAAATGGTACAATTTCTATCTTACCATTCTCTAAATCTCTATCTATCTTAGCCTTGTCGTAAAGCATGTATAGATTGTGATAGATTGGTGCTAACCATGGATCCATCTTCTCTTTAATATCTCCTGGTAAGAAGCCTATATCCTCCTTGGATACGGTTGGTCTGGTAATAACAATACGTTCAACATCCTTATTAAATAACATATCTAAAGCTGCTTGAGCTGCAACTAATGTCTTTCCGGAACCTGCCATACCTTTTATAACTGTTATCGGATTTTCTATAATTATAGATTTTGCTATTTTTTGCTCCTCGTTGAGCTGTATATTAAATTTAATTGGGTTTTTAGGTTTACGTTTTTCAACATATACCTCATCAGTGTGTGGTTTTGATGTCATAGATCTTTATTTAATGAAACAACTCTTTGTATATTAATAAATAGACAATAAAGACCTATATAAACAAAAAAAGAGGCCCGAAGGCCTCTCTTTATATTACTCTATCCTAGATTAGATTTGCTCTAAATCTGTGATGAAGATCTTACCATAGAATTCTGGACGGATCATTTTCTTAGCGTAACGAGTCATCAAACCTTTACGTGGAGTAAATGTTTCTGGATCGTACACTAATGGAGTCATCATCAATGGAACGTAAGGAGCGTAAACCGCACCAGCCTCCAAGAATTGACCACCACGGAAGCCCATTAAGATGGTATTTTCAGTCATGTAAGGGTTTTTGTAAACCTTGAAACGGCTGTTTAAGTTACCAACTTTCTGAACACCCATTGCAAACTCCATTTTGTCGCCGTTTGTATCAGCAGCATATCCTGGAATAGATTCTAAGATAGTTGCTACGTTAGGAGAACATACTAAGAAGTTAGCACCACCACGTAATGTCTTTTGGTGAATTTTGTTAGATACTTTTTGGATTTTAGTACCTAAAGTTTGGAACCACTGACCTTGTGTGTTGTAGAAGTCAGAAGTTGAAGTAGTCCAAGCTGAACCATTCCAAATTTTGTTGTTTTCTACAGACCATTTTTCAGTAGTACGAGCATCTTGAATCAACATGTCGATCAATTCTAAGTCGATCTCCATAGAGATATATTCGCTCAACAATGAAGTCAATTCAGCTTCAGCGTCAATGCTATGGTAAGCATTTAAGTCTTGAGCGAATTCTGGAGTCCATTGTGCTTTCAATTTACGAGTCTTAGCAACAACTGCTTCAGAACGTAATTGAACGTCGATTTCAGGGATTGTGATAGAAGTATCTACAGCAGCTGAAGAGTTAGCTTCGAAATCACCACGTGCGTTATCAACTGGTTGCTTATGGTAAACTACGTCTAAGCCAGATGTACCAGCAGAACCTGTAGCAGCAACCGCTTTAGTGATAGCTGAACCTAATACTACGAAAGATACAGTTGAAGTACCGTTAGTAGAAGTATAAGCTTTTAATGTATTTGCGTCTAAGTTAACAGAAGCAGATACTAAAGCGAAAGCACGAACACCTTTAGCGTCGAAGTTAGTTGCAGCTGGTAAAGTTGCAGTTACTACTACATAATCGCTAGGGTTAACACCGCTTTCAAATCCGATAGATGCTGAAGTTGCAGCAGAGATTGCGTAAGCTACGTCTTCTTGAGTCTTTGTGTTCAAAGAGTAAGAGAAACGACCTACACCGTAAAGACCACCTGTTGGATCAGTATCTAAAGTATCCAAAGTACCGTACATGTTATCGCCGTCACCGAATGGAGACTTAGCAGTACCGTATTTGAAATCTAAATAGAATACAAGACCTGAAGGTAAGTTCATTGGTTGAACTGATAAGAAGTCTTTTGCAGAGATCTGAGCGAATACTTTACGTACTAACGGTAAAGCAACACCAGCCCATTGTTCACCAGCACCAGCAGTAAATGTACCACCTGTACCAGTTGTGTTAGCTTCAGCAACGATTTGCTTAGCTTGGTTTTCTAGGATCATAGCCATGTTAGTCTTGTCTTTCTCTCCAGAAAGGCCTTCTAACAAGCCAGATTGGCTCCACTTATCAGCTAAACGAGCTGCATCAGCTGCTTGGCTTTTGTAAGTGTTTGAGCTTTCCAATAATGAATTAATTTCCATTTTTGTAAGATTTAATTTGTTTGTTTGTTATGTTAAATGATTCCTGCCAATTTTTGCATTCTACGAACTGCATCAGATACTTCGCTAATTACTTCTGGCTTACTTGCTGTAGTACCAGTTGCTTTGCTAGCGAAACCTCTTGATTCTTTGATAGTGCTAGTTTCTTTTTTAGTTACTAAGCTTTCAGAGATAGTTTCGAATACTAATTTTACTTCCTTAACTGTCTCAGCTTTGTCAAAGGCAGCGATGACATTCACTTGTTGAGTTTCAGTTAAATTGTTTGCTTTTAATACTTTGTTTAAGTAAAGTAATTTAGCGTTTAATAAATTAACTTCAGTTAAATCTTTCTTTAAAGATTCGATTGTTGCTAAAGCTTCATTCATTTCACCTACCATACCACCTTTGATACCACCGTATTCACCTGGTGCTGCTGGTAAGTCTTCTTCTTCTTTTTCGCCTTTTAATTCAGCTAATTTAGCTTCTAATTCAGCAATTTGTGCTTCTTTAGTTAAACCAGCCTCTTCTTCTTCTGGAGCTGGAGCGCCTTCTGCTGGAGCAGTTGCACCCATTCCTTCTAATTCTTTTAAAAGTTCTTCTAAGTCGATTTCCTCGCTGTCAGCAACATCCGCTGCTGGAGCTTCTAAATCTCCTTCTGCACCCGGCATCTCTTCGCCTGGGATTTGTTCACCTTCTGGAGCGCCAGCACCCATTTCTTGAGCGATGATGTCACGAATTAGATTTTTAAAGTCTTCAACTGATAAGTCGCTTACTTCTTTATCTTCATCGGCCTCACCTTCTTCTTCAGGAGCTGCTTCACCTTCTGGTGCTTCTTCTGCTGCTGCAGCATCGTCTTCAGATTCTTCTGAATCATCCTCTGCTGCTTCACTAAAGCCTAAGTCGCTTTCTGCTACTAATCCTTCTTCTGCTTTTACCTCTTCTTCAGAACCTTCTAGTTCTTGAAGTTTAGCGGCTAACATATCTTTTAAATGAGGAGTTAAACTCTCTTCTAAAGATTGTTTTGCATTAGCGATAGCGGCGTCACGGACAGATTTGGCTTCAGCAATCGCTTGCTTGAATAAATCTTTGTTTGCCATTTTACAATAAAATTGTTGTGATTTGTACGATTATTAGAATCGTAATAGAAATTTGTAGTGTGGGATACCGTATAAAAACGGTATATTTGTATATAAATATATACTATTTCCGAAAACAGTTAAATACTTGAAAACTTTTATATATTACGCAAAGAACTTGCTTAAGTATTCTTTTACTTCACCACCTTTTACAGCGGTTAATGCACCTTCTAAACTAGCTAAACTAATATTCTTAGCTTGTAATGCTTTTACTGCTGTAACACCTGAAGCGATTAAGAAGATTGCAACTATTATGTGAAAGATAGCATTCGAAATGTTATGAGCCTTTTTAGGATCTTTAACAAACTTGTGAACAATTGCTTCAATAGGTCTAACATATAAATGATGTAACTGATCAGCTAATTTACCCATATCTTGGAAATACTTTTCAGCTGCTGAAGGATCTTCTGGTTTTGCTCCAAAATACTGTCTTACTAACTTAGAAGCGTTTCTTCCTAGACGTGCAATTAATCCTAATATAGCTGGTAATGCTACTATAAGACTTGCTGTTGTAATCAACCCTTCTTTAGGGTCATCAGCTTTATCAAACTCTGTGTCAATACCTTTAGCTAGTGTTTTAAACTCACCACCTAAGGCTGCTGCTAGTTGATCTACTTTGTTTTGGTCTTCTAGTATAATTGTAGCTAACTTCATTACGCTCTTAATATGTCGTTTATAATACTGTCTAGTTTACTAAACTTAGAAACAGCTTGTGTACTTTCGTTTAATGAGATTGGATTCATAAATGCACCATGTGTAGATGGATTAGATACGAAATCCCAACAAACTAATTCAAAATCTGGTTGTACTTCTAAAGTACCTTCGTTTGTCTGCTGTACAGATCCTGTACCTCTAGAAGAAATACCGATAGTATGTCCTGCTTTAATAATCTCTTTTACAATGTTTCCTGATGGTGTATTAAGTAGTTCTACTCTACCCATTAGTTCATCACCTTTCCACCATAATTCTTTTATGATATGAGATGCATTCTTTAAAGATACTATAGCAGATTCTGGATGATCTAATTCACCGTAGGCGTTTCCGTTCTTAACAAACTCGGTTACATATTTATCTACTTCGCGTAAAAGTATTCGTTTGTCATAAACACGTCCGTTCTGGTTTTTAGCTCCAGCACGTTGCATAATACCTTCTACTTCGAATACTCCAGGTCTTTCCTTAGATTCTCTAAGAATAGGTCTAAAGGTTTGTACTTCTACTAATAATGCCATGCTTATTTACTTTTTATAATTTTGCCTTCTCTTAACGAAAACGTTGCTCCTCTAGAATTACTTGCTGAGTAGCCTAATTGTTCTAACTCTTCTGGAGATAAACGTCTAGACTTTGGAGTTTCTATAGCAAAATACTTAGCCATTACTGGTTTTAAATCTTCTTTAAATGCATTAGATACTGCAGGAGCCATAAAAGAGCCAATCTCTTCGTAGATACCCTCTATATTTTCTCTTGTATCTAAATACATTTTTTCAATCTTAGCAATATGTGCTGCTAATTCTGTAGCACCTTTTCTGATTCTTGCTGCTAAATCTTGATTATCTGGGTTCTCGTAATTAATGTATTGCTCTAATTTTTCTGCAGCTGCCTCATTTAGTGGCTGCTTATCTTCTAAAATATTAACAATAACTTTCTTCATAGCTTCTTTTAATTCGGCTTTCTTCATACCGTTAAAAGTATCTACTTTATTATTATCTTTAGCAACTACCATTTGGTCATGTTTATCTACTTTAGGAGATTCTTTAGCCATCAGGTTTAAGTAATGGTTACAATCTTTTTCTAAGTTAGCCATTGCTTTTTTCTTAGCTTTCTCGTACTCTTCTTCTTTCACTGTTCCTGCAGAATCAACACCCATAGCATCTAATTCGATATCTACTGCTCTTCTAATAGTCTCTGGCTTGTAGGCGTCTTCTGATTTGTTGTCATAAACTACCGCTTTTACTTCTGCAATTAAACCTCTATTCTTAAAGATTTGTACTGCATCTTCGTACCCGTTAAAACGAGTAATAAATTGAGGATATTGTCTCTGAGCATCACGTAAGAATTCAGCTTTTGTATATCTGTTTTCGTTTACAGCGTTAAACTTTTCTTGTAGCGTTTTCATTTAGATAGTCTATTAATTTTGTATTTGAAGGTCTGCTTGGGCGGCTTACTTTTTTAAAGCCTAGCTTCTTCGCATAATTCGTTGCTTTATTGTCTTTTTTTCCTCCAAAAGCAAATCGTGTTGCAAATGCATCATTCGCTCCGGGAGTATAAGTAGAACCACCAACGTTAGTTACGTTAGCTTCTTGAAGTACTTCTTGTACTAATTTTCTCAATTCACTTAGTTTCATATCGTCTCAAGTTCATGTACTAATTCATAGTACTGCATAAGGTTAACTAGATGTGTATCCCCTATTTTCTCCTTATTAGTCAAAGGTTTAATAGCTTTCCTTACCTCTTCTAGTTTAATCTTAATAACCTGATCAGATACCTTCTGAGACATTTCTTCTACTCTCTTTGCTATCTTTTCTAATTCCTCATTTACGATAGTTCTAAGACGGGTAGTTGAGTTTACAGAAGTTATAAACTCTTTTAAAATATTTTTTTGTTCCGGAAGTAAATCTTTGTAGTTGTCGTTAAACTTCTCTAACAAGATTTTAAATGTAAGTAATCTTAAATCTTTATCGTATTTTGAATACTCTTCGATTAAAGTATCTTTTACATCTTCTTCGTTTTGTATTTTTGATGTTAAGTGTTCTAAAATTGTTGTTTTATTTTCAATTAAAGAACTAGGATCAACATTCTCTGCGTTATTTTGTGTTTCTAATAAACAGTATAAAGCGGCTAATGCTTTGTAGTCTCTTACCTGAATTGCAAAGAACTCATCTACACTGTAGTGGTTTTTTATTTCTGCAATTAACTCGTACTTTTGTTTCTTAATAGCAGCTTGATCTAACTTGCGAGAGATTTCTGTTATTGTTGATAATATTGCTTCTGCTCTTAGAGGAGTTACATTATTGTTTTTTGAAATAAATTCATAGAGTTTATACTCTTTAGCTAAAGAAGACTTTCCTGCATAGAATTTTTTTAAGATACTAACTGCTGGAGAATCTTTTTTAGATAGAGTATCTGATGCGATTTGCTTAACAAGCAATTCGAATATCAACCCCGTGTTTTTATACTTTGAATGTTTTACTTTCATCTTATAGGTTTCCTATTATAAATATGCTTTATTCACCTAAATCTCTAATATTGTCTTCTTTTAGTAGATTTGATTCATCTTTCTTCTGAGTATTAAAGACCATTTCTTTTAATACTTCTTTATTTCGATGGTATATAGCCTTTGTATTAAACCCTTCCATTACGTTTTCATTATCGCTTGGGAAGCCTCCTTTCATACCATGGCTACCTAATGGATCTCGTCCTCCTAAAGGATTATCATTAGTATGGTAGATTGACATATTTGTTCTAGGACGACCACCTTCTTCTCCTGGATCAGTTAACCCTCGTGGTGGTGAAGGATGATCTTCGTAACCTGGAGGTACTGAACCTGGACCTGCTCCTGAAAGTCTATCTGTTGCTGTAGATCGTCTACCGTACATTGACGCTAGGTCATGTGGTGTACCGTAAGATCTTCCTGATTGAGCTGGATCATTACCTTCTCCTTCTATTTGAGCTAATCTAAAGTTTCTCTTAAAATCTTCTCTAATTAGTTCTCGCATCTCGTTGTACTTATCTTCTGATAAGTGGAAGATGTTATCGTAGATATAGTCTGTTGAGAATAATTTAGTATCTAGCATTTGAGCTGCTAAATCAATCTTCTCTTTCATTAAAGCAACTCTTTCTTGTTCGTAAACAATAGATGGGTTTGTTAATTTGATTTCGAAGTTAACTAGAGATTCACCAGTAAAGCCTTGAGCATACAAATGGACTAATGCAATCTTAGTTAATTCAGATTCCATAATCTTTTGTACTCTTTCTACTGTTCTAGCAAAACGAATATCTTCTGCTGCTAAGGTTGCTTTACCTTGCAATTCTCCTTCGTATCCGAAATAAGCTTTAGGTATCTTTAATGCAGCAAATAATTTATCTCTTAAGTAAACAACGTCATTTGTACCGTCGTACTCTAATCCTTTTGTAGTCTCAATACGAGTAGAAGTATCACCTCCCCTTACAGGTAAGTAGAAATCTTCCATCATATTCTGAAGGTTGAATCGTAAGTTATATTGACCATCTTGACCCATGTAAGGAGTCTTTTTCATAGTGTTGATAGTCTTTTGCATAAACTGTTCAACCTCTGCTGGTGGTATTTGACCTACATTAATATAGAACATTCTCTTTTCTGGAGCTCTCATGATACGGTGAATTAACATCGCATCTTCCATTAAAGTTAATTGTTTAAAAATCTTACGAGCTGGTTCTAAGTATGAACGGCCATAAGGTAGGTAATTTGTGTCTGATATTAATCTAAAGTGAGCTACTTCGTAGTTATCTAGTTCAATAATCTTCTTATTTGTATTCGGAGTATAGTTTGGACTTTGTGAAGTCGCTAAACCGTCTAAGTCGATTTGGAAGGTTACTTTTGTAGGATTTTCAATATCCTGCCCTTCATGTCGAGAAACGTGGTAAACTGTATAAGGTAGTATATTATATACTCCTAATCCGTCTGCAATCTCTAACTTCAAAAAGAAGTCTCCGTACTTAACCATGTTACGAGTCCATGACCATAAGTTAAATTCAATGTTTAACACATCGTAAAATAAATTATAAAGTACTCGTTGAATATTCTCGTCAGAAGATCTAATAGCTAAGACTTCACCAAAATCGTTTTTTACGGTTGCTTCATCAGCTATAATGTCTAATGCAGAAGCTAAGATTGGATCTGTGTCCATTGCTTCATAATCTGAATAGAGCTGAATTCTTAGTGTCTGAAAGTTTAGATTGGGGTTGAATATATTTCTATTGTTATAGATATATAATCTACTAAACCTATCTATAAGAGAGTTGGTCTGGTACTTACCGGTTGTCTGTATTTGATTAGGATCAACTACTTTTAATTCATCACCACCAACGTTACGTATAATAACGTCTGTAGCAAAGAGTCGCTGTAGTCTACTAAATAAGCCTTTATCTGCCATTTAATTAAAATGTCTTTAGTTATAAATAGATTCGTTTAAAATAACCAGCTGATATCTTCTTTCTGCTGGCCACCCATGTCTATAAGATACGGATTATTTCGGTGGGATCCAACTGTTGATATAACAGCTTGGTTTTTTGCATTAAGGTTTCCAAAAGAGGAAAGCTGTGCTCTAGCTAAGTCAAGACCTTGTTGTCTTAGTCTTAATGCGGTATCTCTTACATACAGTGAGGTTGCGAAGGCCATCACTAAATCGTCATTATAATTTGTTTGAGCTTGTGCTTTTCCGTTCTTCCATACAAACACTCGCATTTCGTGTAATAATCTTTTAGATTGTACCGTAACTGCTTTTTCCCTAATATACTCAGTCATCTTAGCAACCACTAAAGGACGGGTTCTCATTGACATTGTAAAGCCGGGAACGAGTTTTTCTCTTTCGTACTTGGACATATAAGATTCAACTGTATCCATGTTGGAAGTTGAACTATAATATATATTTTTATATTCTCTTTCTAGTATCTGTTCTATAGTAGACCACCCTATATTTGCGTTTTCTACTACTAAAAGTGCATCGTTATACTCAGAAGCAATACCTACAAGAACGTTTCCAAATTCTTTTGGAGATAACTTTCCTTTGTATTCTGCTACCTGCACACAACTTTCTATATCCATTACGTGAAACGTAGAATAGTCAGTAGAGTCGCCTCTAGATACGTCGGCTGTAACCATATAAGATTTTGAGTAATCAGGACTTTCCCACACCCATAAATTACCGTCAACTCCTCTTTTTTCTGCTGGATCTTTCTGATAAGTTTCTTCATAAAATATTAAATCTTCTGGTTCAAATACGGTTTCACCTGATGATAAGAAGTCACAATCACACTCTTGTGCAGCCATTCGAGGACCTAAGTCTCTATCTTGTTGATCTCTCCAGGTTTGATTTCTTTCAGGGTGGACAGTCCAAGGTAGTTTGATAGGTATAAATGAATTTTCTGCTGTTTCTGCTTTAGCATACGTAGAATGGAACCAGTTACCAATACCATTAGGAGTTGATAAGGCCATACATTGACCTCCGGTTGCTAGGGTTTGTTGTGCAGCTGTAAAGGTTTCTTCAATGTTATCGATAAAAGCAGCCTCATCTATTAAAAGTAGAGATACCGCCTCTGAACGAGCAGCATCTGAGTTACTTGATTTAGCTTGAATTTTTGATCCGTTTTTTAATCTCAATGATAATTTATTCTTCTCTACTGCTTGCAACCGTAACCACTTAGGTAACTGTTCGTACATAAATTGCACCTTTGTTACCAGGTTTCTAGCTGTTGCCTGTGTAGTTGCTAAGGCTAATACGTTCTTATCTTTATGAAAGATCATTAACCATAAAGAGTAGCCAGCTGCTAAGGTTGATATACCAAGCTGTCTAGACTTTAAAGTAATAAGAAATTGATTATCTCTAAATAAATGTAGTACTTTCTCCTGAAATGGGTAAAGATTAAAAAGAATTCTACCTCGGGTAGGATGCTGAATATAGCAATACTTCTTCATGAAGTATGCTGGATCTTTAGCACATTTGATATACTCTTGTGCTATTATGTTTTTAATATCTTGCGACATAACTAATTAATTATATCTCAATCCCGCGAATCTTATCTAAGGTTCCGAATCTAGATTGAGTTGAGTTACTTCCTTCTTTTTTCGTAAATATACGACGTAGTATTATACCGTTTATATCTTGTTGTGAGTTTGTAAAGAAAAAATCTCCATCTCTCTTTCTTATATGAGCATAAAGACTACTACCGTGTTCCTCAATAAAAGTATCAATAGGTATAAACTTTCCGTTTTTGAAATTAACCGTGTTACCTTCTATTTCAAACTTAACTTCCATATCTCCCTTGTAGTAATACTCTATAGGTCCACCCATTGGTATTGTACCTTGTATGATAGGCTTTATCAGTTCTTTTGGTATTTTTCTAGATACATCTGGTATAAGTTTATTACCAGCTAAATTTACTCCTTCTAAGTTATTTGCTTCAACTCTATCTTGATAGAACTGGTAAGCATCTTCATAGAAGTCTGTTAACCATTCTCTAATTTCAGAGTTAGTTATAGCCATAGCGGTCATTCCTTTAACTCCTCCGCCTGCTAATGTAGGTGCTTCGTTACCCTTAGCCGAGACTTTAATATCTTGTCCTTTCACTTTTAGAATAACATCTGCATAAGGTTCACTACCAAACTCATTTAATCCATCTACCTTAGTTGCAGCTTGTACTCCGTTAATTTCTACTCCGTTTGTACCTTTCAAAGTCTTAACTCCTGGTACTGCATTTATAGCGTCGATTAGTCCATGCTCTTGTCTTTCTGTTGTAGCAACTTTACTACCTCCAGAGCCTCCAAATTCTCTCGTCTTTTCTAATGCACTAAAGCTAACATCATTCCCGTCTTGATCTTTAAAAAAAGGGAACTGATTTATACGAGTGCCGCCAATCTTTTTAATTGCATCTACTTCCATTGAATGGAATAAAGGAGCATAAGAATCATCAGCGTATGTTAATACACTTTGACTTCCATCTTTAAATTGAAATGGTGATTTGTTTTCTATTTTATTATCTATTGCCTGTAATCGGCTATATTTCCTACTTGCATCACTAAAGTCATTCCATTTAAGAACTCCTTCATCTAATCTAAATCCAAATAACGATTCAAATAGATCCATATCTTTTTCATTAGACATGTCAGGGTATCCTTTTTCACATCTAAAAGACCATTCTAGTATTGCTTTTTCTACTAAATTCATTTATTTTGGTTCTTCTGCCGGTTCCTGAAATTCAACGTCTTCTCCTCCTAGAT